GGGGGCATCGTCATCGCAATTCCTTGTTGCCAATTTGGCAAGCAGTGCATCGATCCGCTGGTTAGCGTGCGTGGTGCAAAGCGTCAAACAGGGCACAACTGCGGCAATTTGGCCAGCCCTGTAGCCAGCGTGATAGCAAGCTGCCGCAATCATTGCCCCTGCCGCCAGTAGTAGTATGCAAAGAATGGTGCGCATTGCATAACGGTAGACTACCTGCCATGCGATGGCAATGCAGACAATCTATCCCTTACAAGTCTCAACTCGGATTCGATAACGTCAATGCGCCGGTCGATCTGGTCCGCCCGCCGTTCCTGATTCGACGCTGCCATGGTCAGTTGGCGCTCAATGCCCGCCAGCCGTTCGTCCAGCCAGCGTTGGTGAGCGGCAAGGACTTCAGACGCCGCAGCCTTGGCTTGCTTGGTGGCGATCGCCTCTTGCTCGACAACCGCTAGCGTCTGGTCAGCCTTGGCTGTGACGTGATACGCCGCGCCACTGCCACCGCCCAAGACCAGCACCGACAGTATGCCGACAAGCCCGCGAGATAGCTTGAGGCTGCCGCTTACTGCTTCGCCGGCCTCTTGGATGGCTTGGCCGGTGCTGGGGGTTGGGGCTGTTGGGTTGGTTGGCATGGCTGGGGCTCCGTCTGACTGTGCTTGGTGGGTCGCTTCATTGTGGCTCCTAGGACAGCTCGACAGGCACGCCAGTAGCCCAAGCCTGCACGGCATCGCCGCCGGCGTTGACGCTGACAACCACTGCCATACGGTCCAGTCCGCGCAAGTCGACCTCGGTACGCGATGAGCCTGCACCGACAAAGGCAACATTTCCAGACGTGCCCAGCGACGTGTCCAGCTGCCAGAGCCCGGACGTTGCGCTGTAGGTGTAGAGCTGCCACGTGATGGCGCCTGCAGTCACCACGTCGATAATGGTCAGCCCAGCGCCTTGCAGGCTGTAGCCGTCCGTTGCCAGCGTTGGCGCAGCGGTCGTTGCCGATGTGACCAGGATACGCCGTGCGTTGACATTGGCGCCCGCCAACAAGCTGAACTGCCCAGCGTAGGGCTCCAGCGTGCTGCCGGTGAAGGACACAGTGAGCGGCGTGCTGGTGATGACTTCAGTACCGTCAGCGATAGCAACTGCCGCAGTCCCGATGGCCGATTGCGCCAGCCCACTAAGGTCGGTCGACCCTACAGCTTTGGTGGCAGTTGTCGCGCCGGTGGTGCGGTAGCGGCGGTTTGGGGCAAGTGTCAGGGTCGTCATGGTGTCTCCGTGCCCGTGGGCTAGTAATTGATGCCGGCTTGGACGGCTACGATTTCCAGCGTCCAGCGTACGTTTACGATGCTGTTGTTGGTTACGTCCACATTGATGTCCCCGCCAGAAAACGCGATGACCAGTGTTGGCGCAGTGAAACCGCCGCCAGTAGAGTCGAGCACTGCAAACCCAGTTGTCGTCAATAGTGCGCCGGCACTGGCAGTGCCACCATCTTTGGCTACGGCGCCTTCTGCGGTGTAGACGTTGCAGTCGTTTGACGACTCCGACTTGCCCACAAGGCGCATCTTGACGTAATAGCCGCGATCATCCATCGGCGTCCACGTCGCTCCGGTCGTTGCACCAACGGCGTCCGTGCGGAATCGCCGCGTCTCACTTGGAGCAGTGCGCGCCTGTGCGATCAGTTTGACAGTCTGGTGAATGGCTGCCTGAAAGTTTGGCGTAATGTCGCCAAAGCCAAGGCTGGCCCGAGCAGTCTCGCCGCGGTTGGTTGCTCGCGCGCCTTCACCTGTTGCTCTGGACAACGCCGCAGAGGCTACGCAGCCCTCGCCAAACACGTCTGACCCGTCGCCAATAGCTGTCGCCTCGCCAAACGCGCCGTAGACATTGGTGGTCCGCGCATGAGCCCGTGAGCCTGCGCCGCTGGCTGTGACGACTGGCCCCAGTGAATCGGACTGCTGGCCGGTGGCAAGTGAGCCCGGCCCACTCGCAACCGTCTTGTAGCCCGCAGCCGTAGCGCCTATGCCCGTGGCGTTTACGTCACCGATGGCACTTGCATTGGCTGCGCTGGCTGTTGCATTGGCGCCGATGGCAGCAGCGCCCGCAGCCGTAGCTGCTGCCCCAAACCCGACAGCCAGTGCAGCCTCGCCCGTTGCCGTTGCGCCATCACCGATAGCCGTGGCTTGGTCGTTGCCGCCGCCGCCGTTGTCAGCCGATGCGCCGTTGCCGATGGCAATGTCTGCAACGTCGACTGCCACCGCCTGAGTGCCCAGCGCCAGCGCGTTGTCAGCCTGCGGATCTGCCCGCCAGCCGATGCCAACAGAGTTGAGCGACCGCGTATCCCATTCGGCGCCGGTCGTGCCGCCAGCGCGGAAAGCGTTGTTGGCGCGGTCAAGGACCAAGCGCACGTCGTTGTCGGGGCCGGTGTCGTCAGCAGAGGAGCCCAGGACGATGTTGCCGGTTCCGCCTGTCAGGAACTCCTCAGGAATCACAATGTCCGGCACGGTAATCGCGCCAGCTGTGATGGTGCCTGCACCTGCAAGGACTGCAACGGCAATCGTCGGGGTGCCAGCCACGCCCGGTTGCAGCGGGGCAATCGTGACCGTGCCTGCGCCGGCAAAGTTGGCAGCAGCAAAGACAGCAGATGCTCCAGCGGTTACGGTAACGTTGCTATTGATGGCCAGTGCGAAACTGTCTGCAACGTCGCTGACGGTCTGGCCGCCGGTGTCGCTGTAGTCAATGTTGGTGAAGTTGACGGTGATGCGCCGCTGGTTGCCGACCGTGGCGCCTGCCAGCGTTACGGTAACTGAGGCACGTTCAGCGACAAGCGCAACAGCCTGCAAGCGCAGGTTGTTTTGCCACTGGGCGTATCGAGCGTAATTCTCAACGTCATACGCCGGAGGTGGCGCCGGGTAAGGATCGTGCCCTGCGATGCGCTCCGTCAGCGTTGGCTCAACGGTCGTGCCCTGCCACCGATTGGCTTCGGGTGCGCCGCTTGCGTCTGTGGGGATTGGGAAAATCACACCGGGCATGTCGGCTCCTAGAAGCGCAAGATCCGCGCCCAGCTGCCACCATTGTAGCCACGGTACGGCGGATCAGGAAAGGTCGTGTAGGCAAAGGTGTACGGGCTGACGACATAGACGGTCGCTGCGACGCCGGCTGCCTTGGCTGCTTGGACGAACTCGCCCAGCGTCACAACTTCGTCAGCGGTTGGTGAGGTCGACAACTCGACAACCAGGCTAAACGCCGCGATGCCGTTGCGGGCGATAATCACCACCGGGCTGGACGTGGCAAACAGCGCCTTGACCACGGCAATCAGGTCAGGGAACGTTCCGCCGCTGCGGTTACGCAGGATCGCCGCACGGACCTTTATCCGATAGATGCTGTCTGACTCGCCGTCTGGATACCTGCCGCCCTCACGGGGCTGCCCAAGTCGCTCGCCTAGCGCATCCAGCTGCAAGCCCACTGCCGTGTCCAAGTCATACGCCGCTGCCCACTGCTCGACAACGTCGTTGGTGGTCTGCAAGACAGACGCAATCGCCTGCATGAACTGCAACGCACTGGTCACGCGGTACTGCGACGGCAGATCGCGTTCGATCTCCGCGTCAACGTCCAGCGGTGTCAGGGCTTGGGCCATGCGCGTCACACAAAGGTCAGCACGATGCTGACGCTGGTTGCGGTCGGGTATTCGTTCCAAGCGATTGCGAGGTCAGAAGTCCCGACAGGTGACGCCGTGAACCCGAGGGTCAGGCTGCTGATGTTGGCGCGGTTGCCTACCACGTCCAAGATGCTGCATAGGATTTGGTTGCGCAGCACCGTTGTGGGGTAGGTGTCCAAGTAGGCGATGATGGCGTTCTCGCAGGCATCGTTGAACGTCGCACTGCTGCCGGTGATGGTCGCTGAAACGTAGATGGTCACGGCTGCCGGTCGCTCAAACAGGACTGGCGTGCTGTAGCCTTCGCCGGTGTCAACGCTGACGGTTGTGTCGCCAAAGGACTCGATACCCGCTGGCGCCGTGTCATAGATAGCTGCTGCAACGTCAGCACTTGCGCCGCCTTGGACCACTACCACAAAGGACTTGGGCGGCAAGGTGGAGATTGTCAACGGGCTGGTGATGCCGGTGAGCAGCGACGTGTTCTCATAGGCTGCTGCACGGGTCACGCCGTCAACGTCACGCACTGCGGCAAGGATGCTGGCAAGCGTGCCGCGTCCAGCCCTTGCACCGTCTGACACGAGCCGGAGCCGGAGGTCTGCGTCTGTCTCCTGGTCACTGCCCTGTGAGCTGGTAGCCGTGCCGACGATAGGCGTCAGACTGGACCCGCCCGCAAAGCTGGTGAGCACGGTGAACGCGCCGGTTCCGACCGTCTTGGGTCCGGTG